GCGAGCGGCCTTGATGGTGATGTAGGTGCGGGCAGCTTCGGGCAGCTCCTCGAACGGCAGCAGCAGCGTGATGTCCACGGTGATGTGCTTGCCGATCTCGTAGGTGTGGCTCTTGCGGTCGTAGAGGCGCAGGCCACGGGCTACCAAGTCCATGTCCTTGAACGCACCTGAGGTGTCCACCTTGAGCGTGTTCTTGGGGAGCTTGATCTCGCCTTCGGGGTAGCTCGGGGCGAGCGGGTAGTTCTCTTCGGTGTTCCAATGCCAGCCCTTGAGTTGGACCGCACGGCTCACTGAGGAGAGCGCCTGGAGCGCCATTGTCGCGTCGAGGACGCCATTGTCTTCCACGCTATTGACTGGAGGTTCACCGATGGTGGCGATGATCTGGTTGACAGCTTCCAGCAGCGTGGTGGGGGTTGTTGCCAGCATGGGCGACACTCCAAAAAATGAAAAAAAGGGGAGAAGAGCCGAAGCCCCTCTCCCCTTGCGTGGTTGAAAGTCATTTCCCGAAGGAAACGATATGATTACGACTGAGCAGCCGCACGGATTTCGACAGCGCCTGCCGGAGACAGGATGCCGTGACCGACAGCGTACTTGCTGATCACGAAGTGAGCCTGACGGCGCGGGTCGTAACCAGCGTCGAGGCCCAGATCGAGCAGCTTGACGGTGCCGATAGCGTTCTTCTGCATGACCAGTGCAGCAGTCTTCGAGAAGTCACCGGCATAGCGGTTGCCCGTGCCAGCGTGGACGGTGTCGTTGGCGATTGCCGTGGTGGGCAGGTTGTTCGTCTTGACGATCTCGATGCCAGCCACGCGGAACACCTTGCCGTCCGAGTACGCACCAGCGCCACCGAAGTCGCGGTTGATGGTCTTCTCGGCCTGGACGAGGTTGTAGTACTGGGCGGGCTTCACGAAGGCGTAGCGGTCCTCTTCCGGCACGTCCTTCTCGTCGAGCTTCTGAGCTGCGGCGAAGAGGGATGCGGCGAGGGCATTGCCGTCCTTGAGGAGATCGACACCAACGTCCTGGAAGACGATGGAGCCACCCGGCAGACCCGAGACCACGTTAGCGGCGCGGGCAGCGAGAACGCCGACCTGGAGAACATGGCGGTCCATGACGCGGGCGAGGGTGCGGCCCTGCTCGGTGGTCACGATGGAGCGCATGTCGTAGTGGTTCTTGGCTTCGTCGATGTTGGCGAAGTAAGCGTCCGAGACCAGCAGGTCGTCGATGAGGATGGTGACCTCATTCTGGTTGACCTTCTGGCCCAGCAGCTCAGAACCGGGAACGTGGTAGTACGCATCGATCAGGCCGGTGGCCGGGAAAGCTGCGGACTTGCCCTGGTCGATGGAGCGGATGAGATGGCGGTCAGCCATAACCGTCGCGCCTTCGAAGGCAGTGATGACTTCGCCAGCATAGGTCTTGGCGAAGGTTGCATCGACCTCGCCTGCACCATTGATCTGGCCAAGACGAGTTACGTTTGCGTTAGACATAGGAGAGTTCCTGTGAAGAGTTTTGGAAGTTGATCAGGCTTCCCAACGAACTCGACACGGACGCACCAAAGTTGTTCCCCGCAGGGGGCTATGGTCGCCAGTGGGTTGTTCTTACGGGAATACCAGTGCGTCACCGCGCATTGCTTTGGCGCTGGTGTGACTGAACTTCTTCAACAGGAGGGTGCCCCCAGGCCGAAGCCTGAGGAGCGTGTTTGGATTACGGCAGGGTGGTGAAGCCGTGCGGGTAGCGAGCGGCCAGAACCGTGGTTGCCTCAGCCGAGTAGGCGAGGTCAGCAACGAAAGCGGGCCGGGACTTGCCCTGGTTCTTGAGCTGGTCGACCCAGTAGAGGAAGCTTGTGAGGTCTGGCTGTCGGCCCAGCATGTTCTGGTAGATGAAGTCGACAAACTGCTCGGTAAAAATCTGGCCGTACTGCGAGGAGAACTCAGTCGAGACGAAGATCGCGTTTGCGACGTTGACCGCAGACACGCCCGAGTTGAGCTGGCCGAGCCAGTACTGGAAGCCACCTTCGTCGGGCAGACGGAGGAGCATGCCGCGATAGACCTGAGCGATAATGGCGTTGTTGCCAGTAGCAGAGTAGGTAGCCATTGAGATAATCCTTGAGAATGAGAAAGAGGGGTTGTCACCGCGCATGACGCTGCGCAGTGCGACTATTCCCCTGGGGGGCAGATGCGGGGGTCTTCGACCTTGAGATTGTGGGTGAAGATTTCCCGCTGAGTGGTCGGGGTGTCGGCTTCATGCCAGCTCAAAGCGTGGCACAGGGGATGATCAGAGAGCGTCACGGTCACGTTGGTGGTGGCGCATGCGCTCACGAAGAGCATCAAGGTCAGCATCAGCGGTACTGCGATCAATTTCCGCAGCCGCTTCAACAGCAGTTTCATGGGCTTCTTGCTCGGCTTGGCGAACCTCCTCGCGTCCCTCGGCCCGGTGCCGTTCGGCCATGAAGGCTTGCAGCAGCAGGACGAGGAACTGGAGAGCCGCTCCGATAATGCGGAGGGCGTTCAAGGCTTAGCTCTTGGGGGTTTCAGTGGCCTTCGGCTTTGCAGCCAGAAGACCGGCGAGAACTTCCGCGACCTTGTATGCCTTGCCAAGGATGGCGTCGTCGGCGGGGGTCGGGGTCAGCTTTACGATCAGCGCGGCCACGGCCAGGACTGCGAACACGATGTTCACCAGCTCCGAAGCGTTGGCCACGATGAAGTTGATCACTTCGGTCATGGGGGTTCCTTAGAGAATGTTGGAGCGACCCAGCTTTTCCTGCACGTCCCGGCGATAGGCAGGGTCGGCTTTGTAGCGGGGGTCGCGCATTGCGGCAGTCATCTCGGCAGTGGAGCGGAAGACATCAGTGTTGCTGTCGCCATTGCCTCCACCGAGGAGGTTCGGCTCTTTGCCGTTTGCGGCCTCATAGCGGGCCTTGAGACCGGCGATGGTCAGCTTGATGCTGTCCACGGTCCCGTTATCCATCGCGTGATTGAACGCCGCGACTTCATTGGCTGGCAGGCCGGTTGTGGCCCAGCTCACCATCTTGGAGTATTCGTCAGCGCCGCCGAACTCGTTCAGGACGCCATCAATGGCCTGCTGAGCGAGCGCTTCCTGGCCAGCGATGTAGCTGTCTACGGTGCCCTTATCGATGCCCTTGGCTGCGAGTGCAGCGTAGGTCTCATCCGAGAGAGCGCCGGAGGTCTGGTATTCGGTGGTCAGTGCAGAGAAGTCGAGACCAGCAGCGGCCACCTGGGCGGCAGCAGCGGCAGCATCAGCAGGCGGGGTGCCAGCGTCAGGCTTCGGTGCGGAGTTCTTCTTCTCCAGCTCGGCGTATGCAGCGGCCATGTCCTCGGCGGACTTGAACTTCTCGGGAAGCCAGCTTGGGCGTTCCGGGGCGTTATTGGCCGGGGGCTGATCGCCGCCAGCAGCGGCCTGAGCTTGGTCGAACTTCGCGGCCATGGTGGCTGCGTGACCTTCCGGCGAACCGTCTTGAGGGGTCGTGTCTGGGGTGGTCATGTATTAGTTGTCCACGATGGTGAAGGAGTAGCCGCCGACAGCGGCAGCAGGGGCGGTTTCAGGGGATGTTTCGGGGGACGGTTCAGCAGCCTTGCGGGTGCGCTTCGCCTTCGGTGCAGCAGGGGCCGAGACCACCACTGGGGTAGTTTCGGGCTCTCCTGACTGCGCCGTTGGCTCCGACCCGATGAGGGTGACGGAGGTCATGGCTATCCTTGGTTTTGGGGCTTGGTTGCGTTGTTGACGGCATCGCGCATTGCGCCTGCCATCTCCTGCTGGAAGGGCTGACCCATCTGGGCCATTGCCTTCTGCTGCCGCATCGCTGCGACTTCCTGCTCGCTGCGGACCAGACCCTTGGCATCCATGCCAGAGGCAGTGGTCATGCGGGTGATGTAGTCCCCAACGTTGAGGTATTCTGCGATTGCCTCGGGGCCGAGCGGCTGGAGGCGGGCCAGGAGTGCGTCGAGCTTGGCGAGGTCGTGACCACGGCCAAGGGCTTCGAGCCCGGTGGTGATCGAGGGGCGCACAACGTCCTTCGGGAGGACGGGCAGCTTCCGGTCACGCTCCAACTGGAACATGATGCGGGTCACCAGCGGGAGTTGCAGCTCCTGCGAAAGGATGGAGTAAACGCCACCGAGGGCGTCTTCCAGCTCACCGGCCATGAACCGGATTTCCTCAGCGGTCACTCGCTCGCCGCCACGCTGGATGGCTGAGTTGAGGAGGAACGCCATGCTGAGGCGTTGCGTGATCTCTACCATGGTCTCTTTGGCGATGCGGAAGTCCGCATACTTGTCGAGCTGGAGGAAGGTCACGTCCTGGGCGTTGCCACTGAGGACATCGCCGTTCTTCGCGGTCACCACGGCTTTCTTGTTGGTGGTGCCGTTCGGGTTGACCAAGATCAGGATTTTGGCAGCGGCTGCGGAGCCCTGCACGATGGCCTTGGTCAGCACTTCAAGCGAGTTGAGATCGCCATAGTACTCTTCGACATAGCCCCGGCCATAGTCCTCACCGTCGATCTTGGTGAAACGCAGGGGAATCCATGCCGATTTCTCTTTGGGGTAGCTACCCTCGGTGCCGGGGACTTTCACGCCCTCGACTTCTTGGTAGATGATCCAGCGGTCGCCCTGCAGATAAACATGGGTGTAGAGGTCCAACGTCTTATCTGCGCTGCGGGCGCGTTGATAACGCTCGCGAGCTCGACCTTGGAGCTTGGCTACAAACTCATCGGTCAGTGTGTCAGGTGCCACCGTCTCCTTGGTGATATGCTCAAGGACGTTGCCCATCGGGTCGCGCTTGACCACGTAGCGGTCCAGCCGGAACGCCCTCATGCCACCCTTGGGAGGGAGGAAGAGCATGACGTTGCCTGCGATGATGAGCTGCTTGAGCGCCTCGAAGGCGGTGACACGAAGAGCGCTGCTCTCGATATAGGTCATCACGGCTCGCTCGATCTTGCCGAGGGCCTCTTCCACCATGCCGCGCATGCCCTCCTGCTGCGTGAGTTCTTCAAGAGTGAAGTCGTCAAGCAGCAGGCGGAACATCGGGGAGTTCGGTGGGAACAGGGCCAGGAGCAGTTTCGAGGCGAGGTTGTTGACGCCCCTTGCACCGATGCCCTGGAACGGGGTCGGGAGGGATGCGTCACCAGAGTGACCTTGGGGAGGGAGCAGCGTGGGGATAGTCAGTTTGGCTGCGGCTCGACCTCGGGAAAGGAAGGGGTTTCGCA